GAGTCCGGCGTCGGCTTGTTTCTGCTGTACCTCTGCCTCTGTTTTCTGGATGTCGGCCTGCTGCGCACGCTGTTGTAACTGCGCCGCTGCTTGGGCTTCTGGGGAGTTCTGCTGTGCCTGTACCTGCTTGATGATGTCGTTCTTGTTCATCAGACGGCTGGCGTTGATGATTACGCTGTCTGGAATCTGGATACCCATTTCTTTCAGGGCTTTGGCCTGTTCAAATTGGCTATCTTCCAGTGTCTCGCGTTGTGGTACGGAGCTGATCGTTACATCGTATTCACCGAGAGTCAGATCATTCAAGATTGAACCGTCTGGGTTGACCTTATTGATCGTCACGTTCTCTACATCGCCGCCATCACGGTCGTGAGTGATGGCGATGACGCGCTCCTCAGTATAGAAGCGCTGTACCAAGCCCAGAATATTACGTGCCAAGATAAAGTCGGAGCGCACGAGACTGTCAAGGGGCTTCGCCATGTTCGTGTTCGCTGCTTGGCGTTTTGTCTGAATCGCTTTCGCTGCTACGTCCTCACGATCCATACCCTGTTGGGAGTCGGACACCCCAGAGATCGTCTTGATGTGCTCCTCGGCCTTGTAACTGATCCGATCCAGCCCTTGTGGGGTGTTATTCGGTTGAATTTTCTCGATATCGTCGGCAGAGTTGTTGTACTCAATGACCAGCCCAGTGGATGCACCTTTCTGCTCTAACTCCTCGATCGACATATTTGTCAAGGAGCCTGTCTTTACCTTCCATCCACTGTTGGCGGTGGTGTTGACGACGTGCAGCTCTTGGCTGGAGACCTTATTGAGTAGTTCTTGAGGGCCTATTAAGTTCTCGACCAGCCCGATGGTGTGACCTCGGCGGAAGTAGGGGAAGTACGGTACGATAGTAAGGCGCTCATACGGCGACCAGTCGTCATGCAGCTTCACGTTATCACAGATCACCGTCCAGCGAATTCGCTTGTTGAGCTTCGTAATGACAGACAGTCCGAGCTGTTGAGAGACCAGCGCGATACGGTTACGATCCCACTCCTCCGGCACAGGGCGCATTGCCCCTGTTTTTGGGTCGACGAACATCTTCTGCTTGTCCAAGACCCTATGCTGGCGTTCGATCACCCGCAAGTTACGCACGACCGGAGACATATCGTACTCCTGAATCTGGCCTCCTGCGGGGTTGAATGGAAGGCCGAAGCGGTCGCGCACGACATCGATCGCGTCGTAACCGTAAGGGAAAAAACTCTCCGTCCGGTTACGTAACAGCTCGGCGTCGGTCTTACTGTAGAGTATGCTGATGTCGTCTGCTGTGACCCATTTTGTCGTCGTGACCTCGTTCCACGTATCAGGGTCGTACTGATCCGCGTCTGGGTCAATCATGATGTTTTTCGGGTTCACGTTATCGATCACCACCTCGCCCTGCATACTGTCGTCGAACGACATCCTTACATCGAGGAACCCACGCGAGCCGATAACACCATCTGCGAACATATCGCTACGTTTCCAGTCGAGCTGGTTGTTGTCGCTGATGTTTTTAAACACCTTCGTTAAGGTGTCTGCGGTGTGGGGGTCTGCCCCTGATTTAGGCCGGAACGCGATCTCGGAGCGGTTGTATATCTGCTCGCCCATCACGTTACCGATGGTGGAAATAATTTTATTGATGGTAAGGGCTGGACGGCGCTGCTGGCGCAGTGCGGCTCTGTCCTGTTCAGACCACTGGTTCCCCTCGAAGAACTGGTCGCACATCATCGTCTTCTCGACGTACTGAACGTGGCCGTTGTCCCGTAGGAACTGGTATCTGTACCATACTTTTGTTGCTAAATCCGTATCTATTGGCATGTTGAAATGTCCCTATGCAGCCATGTGTGTCGAAGCTCCTGCTCGTCCGCTCAATTTGTCGCGCCATGATTTAGGCTTTTTCTCTTGTGGGAGCCGTGGCGGTTCTTTGCCTACAGCCATTTGTGCCATCCAAGCCAAGCTATCTACGCAATCGTCGTGAACACCCGCTGGGAACCGGAGCATTTCCGTGCGAACTACCTCGTACCACTCGCCCTCTGTGTTGAATTCGACCATCCCTTGCTGCATCCGGCCTTGGATCACCCTTGCGCGTGCCTGCTTGTCCGATATGGGCTTCAAAACTACGATCGATGGGTAAAATTTCAGTTCCCGCATCCGTTTTTTTAACAATGCCTCAATCGAACGGTATATTTGCCCATCTTCGAAGCCTAACGTTAGAGACGGATGATACCAACGTTTCGCTAAATTGAGTATAGCTTCGACGATAAAGAACGCATCTTTGCTCTTGAAACGCACTACCTCCGCCACATTTAGCACATCGTTGTGATCCTGAAGCCCTACCGTACCGACCGTGTAATCGTTGTGCTGCTTCTCACTAATCGCAAAATCCCACGCTACGAACACGTTAGAGTGCAATCGAGACGGAATCGGGGCGCGACGGAACTGATCTTTCGTAAAATACGACCCATCGTCCGGTACTGGGTTCTGCTGGTAGAGCGCTGCCCAAAAGCGGCTGGCGATAGTGGCCTTAATTCGTTTGAGCTTGGCGATGTCGTACCGCGCCTCGTGGAGTGGGTCGCCTTTCACGCGCAGTAGCTTGCCGTTGGCAGGCGGTTCGTCGTAGACAATCAGGTCGGTGTCGTAGTCCAGATACTCATCGTGCTCGGCAATGGCGGGGTATTTGATAATTTCGAACTGATCTGATTCGGGGTCGTTGATCATCGCCTGCTGCAATTTACCTGCTAAATCATCGTCGTGCCACCAGGTTTGTATCACCAACACCCCTGCACCTGGAGCCAAGCGGGTGTATGCCGTCGATCCGTACCAGTCCCATAAGCCTTCTCGTGTGGTGGCGCTGTCTGCTTCTTCTGCATTTTTGATCGGGTCGTCAATGACCAGAATGTGTGCGCCTTTACCCGTAATACCGCCGCCCACACCTGCTGCTACATAACCACCTGTGTGCCCGTGGATCGCCCACTCCTCTGTTGAGCGGTTGTCAGGGTGAAGCCGGGCATCAAACACAGACTGATAGGCCGGATCGTCGAGCAGCGCTTTGATTTTCTTGGAGAACCCCATCGCCAACGATATGTTGTATGAGCAGGCGATGAATTCATGGTCGGGGAAATTCCCTAAGTGCCACGCCGGAAACATCTTCGATGCCAGCTCGCTGTTATGTGTCGCTGTCAGCTTGCCCCCCACCAGATACAGTCCGTCAGGGCTGTCTACCTGGATACAGTGGCCTTCTTCGCCATCTGTTATGCGCTCTATCGATTTAATACCCACCCGCCGCTGCTTGGCGAATCGGGTAACCTGCTTTCTGGCGAGGGCTGTCGGGATTGCCATCGTAGGCTGAAATCCGACCGTCCAGTAGACTTGCTTACCCTGTATGCCCGATGTACTGAGTGTCGGCTGCACTTCCTGTTCGTAGGGGCGAAATCCTAACCCTTCACAAAGCTCCATCACCCCGTTGATGAGCGGGCGGCTAGTAGACGTAAAGATCACCCGCCCATCCTTATTTACGTAGCCATCGGTATCTATCAAGCCAGCAAGAAGCTCCAAGCGTAGTGCCTTCGTCAGGCGCAGGTAGCTTTCTGGGATAATTTTCTGGTTGTAAATACCGAGGTCTTGTAATTCTTTCGTCAACCGTCCGCGAACATTCGGGCGCGGCCTGCTAAAATAGGTCGTTAGTACGCCTGTCGTATTATGGATGCATACCGCTGAGACCCCATACCCTAACGATTGTATTTTCTCAGTGATAGCATTGTCTGATGCCGCGCCAGTGATACAAGGCTTGCCCCTACTCCCGTCGCCGAGCCAAGCACCGAGGACGTAAGGGTGTGTGGTATATGTTTCGTTTGGGTATTCGAGGGCTTCGGCAATTGGGAGCTGGTAACGACAGCGGTCTGTGTCTACTTTATCGGCCAAAAAGCTTGTCTCGACTGTGATCCACTTATTACTAGGCCGACTGAACACCGTCCACTCATGATTCTCGTGACACAGCACTTCTTCTCCATTCGAGAGCGTGACCTTGATGTCTGCCTTGTCCTTCCCTGATACACCGAGTACTTTAACGGCGCGCCCTGACGGGTGAAACACTTCGTCCCCTGCGCGTAGTTCGCCATGTGTAACCCATCCTTGTGGGGTAGGTACTCGTGTTGAGTCGGCTAAAAGTTTTCCGTGGCGCGGGGGCATCAACAGCATGAGCCGAGGGCTAAGACCCGCCGCTACGTCCTTAGAAAACTGTTCCAGCCGCCGGCAAATATCCTCATGCACCCACCCTGGCAGGTACTTCGGATTCATGCGCAAGGTGAAAGCCATAAGGCTTCTCTTGGTGAGCACTCGTGCTGCCATTTCTTTCCTAGCAGCAACAGCCTGCTCGGTCGGTTTAGAGGTCATTTGAGCCATTTTCATCGGAATCAGGTAAAACCCTTGGGTGGGTCAAAAATAACGCCATCCAGACGGCATCCATGCCGTCCTCGCCCTCTTGATAGTCGAGAATCGGTGTGAAATCCGGCTTTTCTTGTAGGTCAGTCATTTTCTATTTCCTTAAAGGCAACTTCTTCCACGTCGCCTTGCATAATTTTCAACAATTCTTCGTTCGACAATCGCTCTAACTGCTTGACTGTGACGCTGCCGTTGACGGTGATATCGATGGTGCGTTTGACTGGTTCGTAGTACCCGCACATTTTTCCGATCTCACGTGCCGCTGCGACCATGTTCCCGGGCTCCGACATGAGCTTTGCGCAGTCGTAGGACTCGAGGAACATTTCCATTACGCGCTTACGAGTCATCTGGCAGGATTCTTCGTATTTGGCTTTTTCGTAGTTGTAGAGCTTGAGAATTGCGGGGTCGCTCGCCATGCGATAGGCCATTGTTGCGCCATCTGCGTAACCTGCCCGATGTGCTGCAGCGCTGATCGTTTCCCCTTCTGCCCAGAATTTTGCAAAGAGTTTTTGCTTTTCTGTGAGGGGTCGGTCAGGTTTAGCTAATGCGGCGCTGGCGCTGGTGGTTGTCTCTTGGCCTGTCGCTCGGAGCTTGGCGATACGTTCCGCTTTTTTCTCCGGCGTGTTCTGTGATGCGGGTTTTTTACGACGAGGCTTGGGCGTCGTGTCGTCTCGCGGGGCTTTTAGCAATTGGTCGCGGGGTTTTCGTGCTGTCATCTTATGCTGTCTAATTTAGAGTTAGTTAGATTTAGTTAGACGAGTTTAGCTTGTCAAGAAAAATTTTGCAGAAAAATTTTTTAAAAAATTTTAGAGAAGTGGTTTGGCGACATGGCTAAGGCACCCTCCCCCACCACCTCGCTCATCGACCTCCCCACTTCGGATTTAGAAGTCCAAGCTCCGATAAAGGAGTCTCTTTACCCAAGCGCACGGCACTAAGTTAAAAGCAACGTCAACCCCTTCAACTCCGCTCGTCGTTCACGGATGATGAACAAGGCGAACACCATGCCTTGTTCACTCATTCTGCGTTCGTGTTAATCAACCAGAGGAGATCACCATGACACAGCTTACTAAGAAAGAACTCGTCGTCGAACTCGAAGCGCTGCGTCGTAAGACAGCCGAGCAGGAAGTCACCATCGCTGCGTTGAAAGCGCAGATCAGCAACATCACGGAAGTGGCGTCGGCAGTGAACACGATGCACACACCTGACACGTCGTGGCGTGCCGAGGTTGAGGAGCGCCGTCGGCAGATGGAAGCGACTAAGTTAGCTGCCATGACGCTCGGGGCGATGATGAAGGTATGAGCAATGTGAACAGAGCGAACCCCCACGCTCTGTTCACTCATTCTGCTTTTGTGTAGTTCATCCTTTAATTTAAATTGAAAGCAAATCATGAAAATCTCTGTCTCCACATCAAACATTAAATTGGACATCACATCATCCACTGGTGAGTCCATCGCCATGGTCAAGTACGACAACCTGTCATGGTCTCTCGATACAGAAAAGTTAGTCGAGGGCGTCGCAGGACTGGTGATGATTGTTGACGCATTGAGTGATGAAATGCGTAAGCGTAATCGTGCTCGCCACGAAAAAGAAGAAGCAGAGCGTTTGGCGAAAGAAGGTGATGCAATCGTCGATGAATTCCTCGCCGAGATGTCAGCGAAAAAAGAAGTAACGAAGTAACGAAGTAACGATGTGAACAGAGCGAACCCCACGCTCTGTTCACTCATTCTGCTTTTGTGTAATACCTGAAAACAATTTATTTAATTTACTAGGAGCTTCAAATGACTACTCGCAAATCAAACACGCAATCATCCACACAATCCACTGCGCAGCAAGAAGAATTGAAAAAGATGCGTGCGCGTAAAGCCGAAGCAATCGATGCTGATCCTGATCCCGTATTTGCAGACAGCACAGTTGGTCACGAGTTAAACAATGACGCAGGCTTCGGCGCGATGGCTGGTGACATGGCAGCAATGCTCGGGCTGCCAAGTTGGAAGCGTGCATTGATTGGTTTCATCACATCGACTGCGGTTGCGTCAGCAGTTGCTTACGGCGGCAGCATGGTAGTAAGTTTAATCATGGCAGGCGCGACTGCATCAGGATTTTATTTTCTTGGTCTTGCTATGGCTGTACTTGCGGTAATCATCGCGGCGTATTTCACGTTACGCGCTGGTGCTAAGACAATGGGCTACATATGCAGTGGCAAGATTGATGAACACGCCGTTGCGGTCAAGAACAAAGTGGTCGGATGGTTCACTCCATTCAAAACAGCATAAATAATATAAACAATAAATAGGATGGCTTCGGTCGTCCCATTTTGTTTTTGGAGATCATCATGATTATTGAAAGCGGCGTGATCGTCGCGCTAGGTTTGTTGTTCGCTTTCTTAAAATGTAGTTGGAAAGTGAGAATGAAAATGTTGTCAAATCCACTAGCAATGGACTTAATAGTTTTCATTTTGCTAACTGTGATTCACTGGGGGACGTTCAGCGGTGTGATGGTTGCGTCAACGGGCGCAATGATCTGTTCTGGGATGTTGACAGTTGGTCGTTGGTTGTTCGGCTACGTCAAAGAAAATAAATATTACGCAGGAGTTTTTTCTGCGCTCAAACATTTGAGGTGAGATAAATGAACAAGACAAACACCATGTCTTGTTCACTCATTCTGCTTTTGCATTATCAACCCGTCTGGAGAATATATGAACGA